TGATGGCGACGGAACAGGCTGGTCGCCGCATGGGTCGCAGACCGAATGGGTCGCCAATTCAAAATCTATCCTGTTTCTGGAATACGGTGTTCCGGCGGTCGACAAAGGAACCAACCAGCCCAACCTTTTCTACGATCCGAACTCCAGCAGCTCCGGCACGCCGTTCTGGTCGGTCTGGGAGCCCCAGCCCGGCGGCGGCTTCCTGCCGTTGCGCGACGACACGATCCAGGCGCTCGGCCTTGAGGCGATTTATGGATACTGGAATACCGACAGCCCTTCGAACAACGAGACGGTCGCCGGCGTTCCGATGGTTCAGTTCGCGTTCTCATGCGTGTGGAATTGGGACGCGCGTCCATTCCCCACATTCCCGCTGCGCTCCGACGTCTGGGGCGACGCGGGCAATTGGCAATTCGGCGACTGGCAGTCTCCCTATCGTGCGCTCACCCCGCCCGTTGCGCCGGCGCCAGATCCGACGCCTGGCAGCTTTCCGCGCTTCCCGGTGGTCACAACGATGGCGTGGCCGGTCACCGTGCGGGGCAAAACGTCAACGGATCTCGCAGACCATGTTTCCGGTCGATCCTCGCGCGCGCAAAAACGCGCGTATGGGCTTTATGAGTTCGAACTGCCATTTGACGTCCTGCGCGCCGATGCGCACGCCGAGCTTCAGGCGATCGCCGGCTTTTACGACAACGTCGGCGGCGCCGACGGCTCGTTTTGGTTCGCGCCGCCGAATTTCGGCGTGATGAGTGGCCAGCTGCTTGGAAACGGCAACGGCTCTCAGACCGCCTTTGCGTTGGTCCGCTCAATAGGCGGCTACACGGAGCCCGTTCAGGCCGCCAGCGTGACGGCGGTTTATCTCAATGGCGTCTTCCAGTCCTCGGGATGGAGCGTGTCTTCGGGGTATGCGCCCGTTGTGACGTTCGTCTCAGCGCCGGCCAGCGGCGTCTCTGTTTCCGCCGACTTCACGACCCTTTGGCTGTGCCGCTTCGCCGATGACGTCGCTGACTTTGAGAATTTCATGACCCTCTTGTGGAAGTTTGGGACTGTCAAAATCGAAACGGTGCGTCCATGACGATTCCTGTCTTTCCAGCGCCAAACGGCCTCGGCTTCAGCATCCACAAGAAGCCGACCTTCGCTACGCTCGTCGCCCCGCACGTCTCGGGTCGCGAGGTTCGCGATCAGCTCTATCTCAACCCAATCTGGCAATTCGAGGTCCCGATCAACGCGCTCGATTCCACGACTGCTGGCGAGTATGGCGGCGTTGGCGCGGTGACCCAACAGACGCTGCTCGGGTTCTTCCTGCAACTCGGCGGCCAAGCCGGCCAATTCATCTACTACGACCCAACCGACTATCAGGTCACAGGCCAGCTCATCGGAACCGGAGACGGCTCGACGACGACCTTTCAGCTCGCGCGCACGCTCGGCGGATTTTCCGAGGTGGTTGTCGCGCCAGTGACGGCCACGGCGACGCTCTGCTTTCCTGGGAGTGTTTCAGTCGTCGCGAGCGCGGCAAGCATCTACGCGGCCGGATCGCTCGTTTCGTCGTCGGCCTATTCGATCTCGAGCCCCGGGGGCGTCGTCACCTTCACGTCGGCGCCGGCGAGCGGCGAGGCGCTGACCTGGACCGGCTTTTTCGGCTTCCTCTGCCGCTTCGACGACGACGTCATGGATTTCGAGCAATTCATGTCGAACCTGTGGCGCGTCGAAAGCATCAAATTCCGATCGCTGAGGGCGCAATGAAATCCGCATCTTCCGCGCTGACCTCCTATATCAACAGCGTACGCGGACAAATCGACGCGCCGCTCGTGTTCGCCGAGTGCTTCACCTTCACACTAGCGACTGGAACAATCTACGCCTGGACCAACGTCGACTACCCCGTCACCTATAACGGGACGGCATTTTCTTGCACTGGCCCCCTGGTGCAGGGGCTAAAATTCAAGCAGTCGGTCGGGCTTGAGGTCGACAAGCAGCAGATAACGATTGCCGCGCGCCCCACCGATCTGATCTCGGGAGCGCCGGCGCTTGAGGCGATCCGCTCCGGCGCCTTCGATGGCGCAACGTCCGAACGCGACCGGGTGTTTTTGAACGCCCCTGCCGGAAGCGTGATAGGCGGCGTCATGCTTTTCCACGGCCGCGTCTCAACGGTTGACAACGTCGGCCGCACCTCGGCGCAGGTCACCATCGCCAGCGACCTCGTCATCCTCGATTATGACATGCCGCGCAACCTATATCAGGCGACATGTCTGCATACGGTCTACGACTCCGGCTGCGGCCTCAATCGCTCGACCTACGCCGTCAACGGAACCGTCGGCTTGGGCTCAACCACGACGCTCATAAATACCTCGGTTGCGCTCGCCGTGCACCGCGCAGGCTCGATCCTGTTCACCTCGGGCGCCAACGCTAACGTTCGCGCCACGGTGAAAAGCGTGGTCGCCGGAACGTCGCTCACCCTCATGTATCCCCTTCCGAATTCGCCGAGCGTCGGAGACGCCTTCGCACTCTATCAGGGATGCGACCATACGACGGGAACCTGCCAATCGAGGTTCAACAACTTGGCAAGCTTCCGAGGATTCCCCTATGTCCCGCCGCCACAATTGGCCTACTGAGCCCTCCTACACTAAGGAATTCCGATCATGAGCGTCCTGGAAAGCGACGTCGAATTCTACGGTTCGGCCAACATGCCCAACGGCGACGGCGTCACCACTGGTGGCGCGTTGAATACGGCGATCCTGATCTTTTTCTCGGATATCTCACCGACGGGAACGGTCGATTACGTCTCGTCATCGGCCTCAGATACCGCGACAACGATTGAGACCTACGGCCGTGATGCGACAGGGGTCATTCAGACCGAGACCAAGACGCTAGGCGGCACAACCAAGGTTACGGGATCGCAGAGCTTTGAGCGCCTTTTGCAGGGCGCGGCTGGAGGCACGACGGCCGTCGGCGACATCGCCATCCTCTCCCATACCGCGATCATCTCCGGCCACACAGCTCAGGGCGGCGGGGCGGCGTCGGGCTCGACGGCGGCGTACATCCAACTGCAATCCGGCGATGGCGCGTCGTGCGCGATCGGTCAGATCATCCAGATCACGAACAATCTGCCGAGCGGCGCGCAGTACCAACTCCGGCGCATCATTCGGCTTAACGGCGACTATGCCTATGTCAACAAGGCATGGTCGACCGTGCCGAGTTCGTCGACGACCTACGACGTCAATGAGGGCATCTTGTTTGAGTCGGGACCGAACCAGGTCACGCAATGTCGCCGACCGTTTTACAATGCCTCAGCCGATGTTCCCGGCGGCTCGACCAAGACCTATTATGAGAAAATCTTCGCGGTGAACAACAACACCGCAACCACGCTGACCGTCGTCAACATCTCCAAGCAGGCCGACCCGAGCGCCGGCGCGTTCGAGTTCGCGCTCTGCAATTCGCTCAATGATACCGCCACAATTGCTGCGCGGCAAAACTACACGCCTACCGGCGTTGGCTCGTTCACGACGGGCGCATCGCCGCAGACGATCGCCGTCCCGTCGCCGCAAAACCTGCCGAACGGGGCAGCTCCGAATACGGCGGGCGCGCAGGGCATTTGGCTCTCGCTCCAGCTCGCGCCGGGTACGGCGGCGACGAAGACGAGTCTCCAAATGCAGGCACAGGGGCAGAGCACCTGACATGTCCTACTACACCACCCTCATCAACGCGTGGAACGGCGCCACGCAGCCGCCGACCGGCGTCACCGGGACCGCCCTGACGGGTTCCATGACGACTGCGCAAAAGCTAGCGGCAGTTAACGCGTGGACGGTCACCGGCGTCGTTCCGACGACGATGTATGCGACGGGCGTACAGGTCGCCAACTGTGTTAATTGGACGGAATTTGCGTCGCTGACGGCGGCGCAACAATTGAACCTATTGACGCTTTTGAACCAGCCGGGCCTACTGCTCGGAGGGAGCGCTAATACGGCGAATTTACTCGTCGGGATGCTGCTCGCCTACTTCACCAACCACTCTGGCCCGACGATCACGGCGCTGACGGCGCTCGCGCAGGCCACGGTGACGCCCTGGTGGCAGGCAAACGGCTACACTTCGCCATTTACCGCGACTGATCTCGCCCTGGCAGGGAACCTGACATGACCTCTCGCACAGCATGGACGGCCGGCCTTCTCAATTCTGGCCTTGGTTGGACGTCGCTATTCGGCAGTGAGCTCAACAGCGGCATAGCCAACGGCAGTTCGATCCTTTCGAGCGTGTCGATCGCCAATGGCTCAAGCCTCGATATGTTTTTTGACGTGTCGTTCGAGTGCTTGCTGTCGTCGGGCCAAACGATCGCCGCCGGCGCGAATTTTGTCCTTTGGCTTATGCCGCTGATGGAAGACGGCTCGACTTATGGCGATGGCTCGCTGTCAACGACCGCCGCGGCTGTCACGCCTGGCCTTTATCCAAAACTCATCATGCCGCTCCGCGCCGCTTCCTCGATTTCGGCGCTCTACGGTCTCAACAATGACCCGCTCGACATGCCGCCCGGCACGTGGGCGGCTGGTTTCCAGAACAATTGCGGCTTCACTCTCAACACTAGCGGCAACGTCGCAAAGTTCCGCTCTTACAACATCAATTTGAACTCGTGAGGCGGCGATGCGCCTCGCCTATCGCCGCAACCCGCTGGCCTATCCTGGAGGCCGCAATCCAGGCTATGATCCGACCCATATCGCAGCGTCGCCAAACATCCGGTATTCCGGTATTCCGGGCGCTGGCGGGGCGTTCATAAATCTGCTCAACGGCCAACCCGCGGCGAAAAGCGGTTCCCCTGCAACGGTCCAAACTCCGATTGGGCCGGCGGTTAATTTCCCGTCCGGCACGAGTCAGTATAATGCAGCGTCGAATTCGTATTCTGAAACTATATCGACTTTTACGATCGCGGCGATAGTCATTCCAGCAGCATCGGTTTCGGGAACGTCGTTATTCTCTACTACAAACACTGCAACA